CGCACAAGCCGCAGGACGGGGCGGCGGGCGAGGTGCTGAAGCTGGCGGTGGAAGGCGACCGCCTGCGGGCGCTGGTGAAGTGGACGGAGTTCGGGCGCCGCGCGGTGCAGGAGCGCGGCTTCGCGTACCTGAGCGCGGAGTTTCACGAGAACTGGAAGGACAACGAGAAGGGTGAGCCCCATGGATGCGTTCTCCTGGGGGCGGGGCTTGTGACGCGGCCCTGCATCAAGCGGCTTGACCCGGTGCAGTTGAGCGAGGGCGACGGGGAGGCACCGATGGTGCTGCATCCGAAGCTGCAGGCGGAATTGATCCAGGAGATTGCGGACATGAAAGAGAAGTACCTGAAGCGGCTGCGCGAGTATCTCGCGGGCCTGAAGACCCTTTCGGAAGGGGTGATCGAGCAGATGGTGAAGGCGCTGGGTGTGGCGCTGGGGCCGGTGATCGAGGACGGGCAGGCGCTGCGCCTGACCGAGGGCTTCGAGGCGCAGGGCAAGGCGCTGGCGGAGCAGATCGGCGGGCAGGCGGCGCAGGTGACGCTGAGCGTGGCCGGCGGGCTGGATGCCGCTGCGGTGAAGGCGGAGGTGGCGCGCGTGCTGGCGGAGCAGGCAGCCGCGGCGAAGACGCTGGCCGAGGGGGTGGAGGCGAAGCGCAAGTTGTTCGCCGATACGCTGGCCGAGGCGGGCAAGGGGCTGAGCGAGGACGTGCGCCGCGAGCTGGGCGAGAGCCTGTCGGGCCTGATCGGCGCGGACACGCCGGATGCGGCGGTGAAGGCGCTGGCCGAGAGCCAGGCGGCACTGGCGGCGAAGATGGAGGCGAGCCGCCAGCTGTCGGCGATGGGCTTTGCCGTGGCCGGGCGCCCCTTCATCAGCGTGGATTCGTCCAACGAGGTGAAGGCGCTGCAGGAGTCGATCGACAAGCGCCTGCGCGTGGCGAGCAAGCCGGTGGGCGAGGCGAATCGCGAGCTGGCCGAGAAGGTGCTGGCCGAGTTCGACCGCGCGAATGCGCCGCAGCTGCACGCCGAGCACAAGATGCTGGCCGGCGGCGATGGCGTGGTGAGCGACGTTGCGGTGCCGGCGATCTTCGAACGGACGGTGATCCGCGAGGCGCTGTACGGCCTGGTGGGCCTGCAGTTCGTGAATTCGGGCACCTATCCCTTCAGTGCGAGCGCGCTGATTCCGTACAGCTACCGCGATACCGCGGGGGCGGGCCGGGGCAGTACCCGGGTGTACGAGGGCCAGGGCGTGCCGCGTGCGGGCGTGAAGCAGGTGAGCGACACCGCGTATCCGATTCCGCAGAAGCTGGCGTTCGAGGTGTCGGACGAGCTGCGTTACCTGACCGGTAACGGCCAGCTCGACTACGACATCGTGGCGGAGAACGTGCGCAACGCGGTGCGGATCATCGGCGAGGACTCGGAGAAGATGATCTTCGACGAGATCCTGAACGCGAGCGACGAGTACAGCGCGGTGGCGGTGACCAACGAGGCGACGGCGACGGCCAACGGGACGAACAAGGTGTTCGTGCTGGATAACTTCCCGGTGGTGCGCCCGCGCAAGGTGTACGACCTGCAGGGGAACCAGATCGGCAGCACGGTGAATCCGGTGGTGATCAAGCTGAACAGCGTGACCATCGCCGAGTGGGCCGCGGGCGTGTCGGCGGGCACCTACTACACCCTGGATTACAACCTGGGCGAGCTGCGCTTCGTGAATGGGACGGGCACGGTGATTGTGCCGACGAACACGCATGCGATCGTGGCGAGCTACAGCTACACGACGAACGTGTTCAAGTTCGACACCGACCTGGGCAGCCTGACGGTGAAGGCGAAGTGGGACGACTTCCTGTACCGCTACGGCCTGCGCAAGGCGCTGATCGAGGATTCGCGCAGCTACCGCGCCGACCTGGGCCTGATGAGCGGTACGGTGATGACGGCGGTCGAGCAGGCGGAGACCTTCGGGGCCAACTTCGGCCGCCCGGGCACCGACCTGACCGCCGACGGCAACCTGGGCCGGATCAAGGGCGTGCCGAACTTCAAGGCGTTTGCGCCGGGCCTGGCGATGGCCGACCAGCGCATCGTGATCGGCGAACGCGGCCTGACCCGCTACCGCATGATGAAGCCGTGGAGCATGGGCCAGCTGGAGAACCAGAAGGATGCGAACGGCCGCTTCACCGGCAAGAAGGAAGCCTACGGCGATCAGTTCGTGATCCTGCACACGCCGACGCCGTTGAAGGCGGGCCTGACCAGCATCGTGCTGTACAGCGGAACGGGTCGCGTGGATCGCGCGGCGTGATGAAGGGGCTTTGTCTCCCTGTGTGAAGGTGTGCCCCGGCGCTGGTGACGGTGCCGGGGATTTTTTCGAGGACGGGATGATGATCGGTGTGGAGAACAGGGGGGCGTCGCCGATGTATGTGGCCGGGGTGATGATCCCGGCGGGCGAGACGCGACATTTCGAGGATGCGGCGCTGCCGCCGGAGTTTCGGCCGGCGGTGGCGGGCGAGGTGGTGCCGCCGGCGCCGGCGAACCCGCTGGCGGTGCTGCTGGCGGGGAGCGTGCGCGAGATCGTGGCGGGGGTGGATGCGCTGAGCGATGCGGAGATCGATGCGCTGATCGAGCTCGAGGAGCAGTCGGAGCGCCCGCGCAAGACGCTGCTGGCGGAGCTGGCCGAGGTGCAGCTGGAGCGCGCAGGGGCGCGCACCGATGGCAGCACCGAGGGCGGCGCCGGGGGCGAGGGGGCGTAAATGTCGAGCATGGGGCGTGCCGCGCTGGTGGCCGACCTGAAGGCGTCGCTGCTGGATGCGGCGCGGGTGTTCGCGGCGGCGGCGGATGCGGATTTCGTGCGCCACCTGGACCGCGCGGCGGAGGCGCTGGCGGTGCGCAGGCCGCGCACGCTGGCGGGGTCGCTGACGCTGGAGGCGGAGCGGGCGAACTATGCGGCGCCGGCGGATCTGTGGCGCTACAAGTCGACGACGTGGGGTGCGGGCTTTCGGGGGAATCCGTGGGATCGGACGTGGCCGGGGCGGTTGCCGGATGTGCGGGAGATCGACGGCGAGCTGTGGTTGATGCCGGCGCCGACGGCGCACCAGGTGGCGATGCTGGGGGCGACGTTCACGTTCTTCTACTACGCGCGGCATGTGGTGGCGGTGGATGCGGCGGAGACGACGGTGAGCGAGGGCGACCGGGGCTTGCTGTTGCTGCGGGCGCAGGCGGAGGCGATGCGCGAGCTGGCGATGCGCGACAGCGTGCGCAGCGCTTCGGTGCGCGATGGGTTGAGCGGGCAGATGAAGACGAGCGCGCCGGCGGCGCTGGCGCAGTGGTTGCTGGATGAGTTCGCGCGGCGGGCGGGGTGATGAATTCGGTGCGCGTGACGATCGATGCGGGGCGGGCGATGGAGGCCTTTCGCGCGGCGCCGGAGGTGATGTCGCGGCACGTGGATGAGGCGCTGGAAGCGGGCGCGCAGTATGTGGCGCGCGAGGCGAAGCGGGGGGCGCCGACGTTTCAGAGCACGCTGGTGAATTCGATCCGTGCGGAGCGGGTGGCGGAGGCGCTGCCGCCGGGGGTGCTGGCGTGGCAGGCGCGCACCGGGGTGAACTACGCGCGCTATGTGGAAGAGGGGATCGGGCCGATGTTGAGCAGCCCGCCGGGCATCGCCAACGGGCTGCTGGAGTGGGTCCGGTCGAAGTTCGCGCCCGAGAACGACAAGGAACTAAGCCGCATCGCCTTCGCGGTGGCCTTCGCGATCCAGCGCCGGGGGGTCAAGCCGCGGCCGTTCATGGCGCCGGCGCTGGAGGCGAGCGAGGCGCGGGTGCGGCAGTTGGTGCGGCAGTCGGTGCAGGCGGGGCTTGCGGAGGTGTTCGGTGGCGGGTGAGTTGAAGGCGGCGATGGATGCGGTGGCGGCGGGGCTGGCGGCGGCGTGCCCGGGGCGCTTCGTGAGCCGGGATTTTGTGCCGCTGGCGCGGCGGACGGCGGAGGAGCTGGAGGCGGGGGTGCTGGCGGTGGCGGCGCTGGGGGAGAGCGGGTTTGCGAACTACCGGGGCCGCGAGGCGGAGCTGGGGGTGCTGCGGGTGGTGGTGGTGGGGCAGGTGAAGGTGGCGGAGGCGTCGATGCCGAGCGCGCTGGAGGATGCCGAGTTTGCGCTGGCGGAGCAGGTGAAGGCGTGGTTGGCGTCGGGGCCGTTGCTGGCGCCGGTGCGGCAGTGCCTGGCGCGCAGTTTTCGGCAGAGCGGGCAGCTCGAGCATCCGTATGGGTGGGTGGCGTTCGAGTGCGAGGTGAGGACGTGAGCGCGAGGCGGAGGAAGCCGGCGGAGCCGGTGCCGGTGGATGAGTTTGCGGGGCAGGGCGGCAGCTATGTGGTCGACCCGGAGACGGGGCGGCGGGTGCTGGTGGAGCGGACGCGGGGGCGTGACGAGGCCGTGCCGCAGGGTGATGTGTCGGCGCCGGTGGCGCCGCAGGGCGACAAGGAGTAAGCGAGATGGCTGGCGGACTGTTGATGCGCAACACTGCGGTGTTGGCGAAGATCGAGACGACGTACGGGACGGATGCGGTGCCGACCGGTGCGGCGAACGCGGTGCTGGTGTCGGATGTGAAGGCGCGGCCGATGGACATGCAGACGGTGGATCGGGCGTTGATCCGGCCGTTCCTGGGGTCGAGCGAGCAGTTGCCGACGCAGATTTACAACGGGGTGGAGTTCTCGGTCGAACTGGCGGGGAGCGGGACGGCGGGGACGGCGCCGGCGATCGGGCCGCTGCTGCGGGGCTGCGGATTCGCGGAAACGGGGTTGTCGGGCGTGAAGGTGGAGTACAAGCCGGTTTCGACGGCGTTCGAGAGCTTGTCGCTGTACGTGAACATCGACGGGGTGCTGCACAAGAGCACCGGTGCGCGCGGGACGGTGGCGTTTTCGCTGAAGAACAACGAGCGGCCGATGGCTCGCTTCAACTTCACCGGGCTGTTCGTGGCGGTGTCGGATGCGGCGGTGCCGGCGGTGACGCTGACGGCATGGAAGAAGCCGTTGCCGTGCAACCGGACGAACACGCCGACCTTCACGCTGCACGGGTATGCGGCGATGCTGGATGATCTGCAGGTGGATGTGGCGAACCAGGTGGCGTACCGCGGGCTGATCGGCGGGAGCGAGATGGTGCGCATCACCGATCGCAAGCCGGGCGGCAGCGTGCTGATGGAGGCGGTGAAGGTGGCCGACAAGAACTGGTGGACGAGCATCCAGGCGGCGACGACGGGGGCGATGGAGCTGGTCCATGGGCTGACGGCGGGGAACATCGTGGAGCTGGATGCGCCGGCGGTGCAGTTGTACAGCCCGACGTACCAGGATCAGGAGGGGATCCTGATGATGGCGGCGCAGATGGCGCTGGCGCCTTCGGCGGGGAACGACGAGATGGTGCTGACCTTCCGCTGATCGCCGGCGGTGGCGAGTTTGTCCCTGTCGCGGGGGATTTTGCGGCCGGCGATGTCCGGCCGCTTTTTTCGAGGAGAAGAGGATGTTTCAGCTTGATCTGGCGCCGACGTTCGAGGCCACGGTGAGGATTCCGCAGCCGGGGGGCGCGCGGGTGGCGGTGCGGGTGCGCTTTCACTATCTGGATGCGGAGCAGTACGCGCAGACCTTCGAGGCGTGCCGCGACAAGCCGGCGGTGGAGTGGGTGGGCCGGCTGGTGGCGGGCTGGGAGACGGAGGACCGCGCGGGGCAGTGGGAGGGGATGCCGATGCCGTACAGCCAGGGGGCGCTGGAGACGCTGGCGGTGAAGCAGCCGCGCGCGGTGGCGGCGCTGATCGATGCGTATCAGCACGAGGTGCTGGGGCTGCCGGCAAAAAACTGAGGGCCGCGGCGCTGCGCTGGGCGCGCGGGGCGCCGCGGGAGGATGCGGACGATGAAGACGCGGTGCAGGCGCTGATGGCGGTGGGGGTGCCGGAGGCGCTGGCGCGCGAGCGGGTGGGGGGGCAGTTCGACGCGGCGGAGGGCACGGCGCCGGCCGCGGCGGATGTGCCGGTGCTGCGCGAGAACTGGGCTGCGGTGCGGGTGTTCGTGGCGATGGGGACGCAGTGGCGGTATCGACCGGCTGGCATGGGGAGCGTGCCGGCGGGCCTGGAGTATGCGGCGCTGCCCGGGGTGATGGGTCTGGTGGGGGTGAAGCGGCGGCGGCGGGGGCGGGTGTTCGAGCAGGTGCGGGTGATGGAGGCGGTGGCGCTGGAGGCGATGCGGGGGCGGTAGGGCGGCGGCGCGGGGGGCGAGCGGGACCATTTCGGTGAGGGCGCCGGGATGGTCCCGTTTTTCATTTGCGGGTGGCGAGGGTCGCGGCGATGGCTTCGACGTGGTAGCGGGCCTGGGGCTCCATGGCGCGGCCGATCTCGAGCCAGCGGGCGTCGTCGGGGGTGTGGTAGGGCGGGGTGAGGGTGACGCCTTCGGCGCGGGCGACGATCTCGTAGACGTGACAGCCGAGCACGCCGGCGAGGGCTTCGAGGGCCTCGATGCTGGGGATGAGCCGGCCGGACATGTAGCGGCTGATGGTGCCTGGGGTCGCGCCAGTGCCGCGCGCCAGATCGGCCGCCTTGATGTTCTTCTCTCGACTGAGTTGCGCGAGGGCGCGGCCGATATCCATGGGCGAATTGTTGCGTACTACGAAAGTAATAGCGGGGGCGTTGACAAAAAGTTTCGTGTACGGAAACATGCGCCTGCAATGTTGCGCAGGAGGAAACAACGATGACCAAGATCAAGGCCGCTCGCAAGGCGAAGGGCCTGACGGTGCAGGAGGTGGCGGAGCGCTGCCAGCTGACGGCCGGAACGGTCTCGCGCATCGAGCGCGGGCTGATGGGGACCACGCCCGACACGGCGAAGAGGCTGGCTGAGGTGCTGGGGCTTGCTCCTGCTGAAGTCATCTTCGCCGAGCGGGCGGCGTGAGCCAACGTGAGAAGGCCTGGAGGGCGATGGCATGAAAGCGAACCCTGTGCGTTCCCCGCGCGAGTTCGTGGTGCGGGACAACGTGCCGCCGGGTGGGCGGGTGGTGCTGCGGCCGGAGCTGGTGAAGGAGATGGTGCGGATGTTCGGCGAGGCGGCGCTGCGGCGGGCGGCGGAGGTGCGCGAGCGTGGGCCGGCTTGATTGGTGGGGTGCGGTGGTGTTTGCCGCGGGGTTGTTGGGCGTCGGCGCGGCCCTTGATGCGCCGGAACGTGAGGAGAGAAGAGATGAGGGCGTTCGAGCGGTATTTGACGGAGGCCGAGCAGCAGGTGCTGCTGCGGCACATGCACTTGCGGCGGGCCGATGCGCTGGCCCTGCGGGATGGTGCCTTGATGCGGCTGTTGCTGCATACGGGCATGCGCCTGGGGGAGACCCTGGCGCTGACGCAGGCGGAGGCGCTGCAGGCGCTGCGCTCGGGGTGGTTGTTCATCCCGCGGGAGCACCGGAAGGGGAAGCGCGCCGATCACACGGTGCTGGCGACGGAGCCGGTGAAGGCGGCGCTGCGGGATCTGGTGGCGGCGCGGGTGGCGATGCAGAAGGGGCAGACGGCGTTCGAGCTGGAGCCGCTGGTGATCAGCCGGCTGGGGCAGCGGATGACGGCGCGGGCGGTGCAGAAGCGGGTGAAGGGGTGGTGCGCGGAGGCGGGCATCGAGGGTGATGTGACGCCGCACTGGTTCCGGCACACGCGGGCGAAAAACATCATGCGGCGGAGCTCGAGCAGCGATCCGCGCGGGGTGGTGCAGGCGGCGCTGGGGCATGCGTCGATCGGTTCGACGGGGATCTACACGGCGGTGAGCAAGGAGGAGCTTGCTGCGGCGCTGGAGGAGGTCGATGGGCCGGGCGATCGGCGCAAGGTGAAGCGCGATCTGCGCAAGGGGTATGAGCGGAGGAACGCGGCATGAGCAGAAACGATTACACGAAGTTGCCCTTGACCGCGACGGGCCGAGGCGTGGCGCGCGGGTTGCGCGCGGAATTCGCTGCGGTGCCGAGTTTGTCGATTGGGTTCGCCCAAGATTTTTGTGGGCTTATCGATGCGCCGCAGCACTGCGCGGCGGGGTCGTGCCATTCGGCGCCGGAGCTGGGTGGAGGCGCTTTCGTGACGGTATTCGGACGGGAGTGGTGACTGTGGAAACCAAGCTGAGCTGCCCCTTCTGCGGGGCCATGGACGACGAGCTGCAGGTGATGGAGCTCGACGATGGGTGCGGGAACGCGGTGGTGTGCAACTGCTGCGGGTGCATCGGGCCGCAGGACGTGCGGCGGGAGCAGGCGGTGGGGTTGTGGAACGGTGCGGCGCTGCATGCGCTGCGCCGGCCGCCGCCGGCGCCGGAGGAGTTCGCGCGGTTGATGGAGGCGAGCGATGCGGCGCAGTGAGGATGAGGCGGTGATGGAGCTGGCGCCGCGGCTGGGGTGGTTGTTCGGGTTGGCGCCGCTTCCGGCGCGGCCGGCGGGGGCGCCGGTGCGCCGCGCGCGCTGTGCGGGCGAGGAGGAGGAGGAGTCTGGCGAGTTGTCGACCCAGGAGCGCGCGCGCGACCGGCGGGCGCGGATGGTGTCGTTCTTGCGTTCGGCGGGGCGGGCGTGCTCGACCGAGGAGGTTGCGGGGGCGTTCGGGCTGACACGGCCGCATGCGAACCTCGATCTGCAGGCCTTGCTGGCGGCGGGGCGGGTGACGAAGCGGGTGGAGAAGTCGCGGGCGGCGTCGAGCCGGGTGTTCTGGGAGGCGCGGCGATGATGGCGACGGAGAGGGCGTCGGTGCGGGCGCTGTTGCAGGTGCCGATGGCGACGGTGGCGCGGTTTGCGCCCGATGGGCGGGTGTGGCGGGCGTTCGATCATCTGCTGGCGGTGGGGCCGGGCAGTCTGGCGCTGTTCCCGGTGGGGTTGATGGATGGGGACATGACGCGGGTGATCGACGGTTGCCCGGTGCCGTGGCTGGAGGCGTGGACGGCGATCGATGCGCCGCGGGGGGCCCATGTGCGGGCGCTGACGCCGGAGGGCCTGGCGCTTGAGTCGCCGATGGCGGCGGCGCTGTTGCCGCCCTATGGCTGGGTGGCGGATGTGGTGACGGCGGGGGAGACGGTGCCGACGCTGCGCCGCCTGGTGGCGCCGTGCGGGGTGCGCCTGGTGTGGGTGGGGTGTCGTCATGACTGAGGCGACGCTGGGGGTTGCTGCGATGTGGGGGCTGTTCGCGCTGGGGCTGGTGTTGGGCCTGGCGGTGGGGGTGGCGGCGGCGCTGGGGGTGGCGTGGGCCTTCGGCCGTGCGGCGGACGCGATCGCGAGCCGGGAGCCGCCGCCGCGGGGGTGATCGACCGGCTCCCTTTTACTGCTCCGCACCGGGTGGGATGGTGCGGGCGTTGTCTCCCTCGCGACGTGGTGTTCCATGACAGATAAGAAGATTTTCGCCGACGTGAAGCGCTCTGCTTCGCTGATCGGCTACATCGAGTCGGCTTGCGGCGGCGAGGCGGTGAAGTCGGGCGCGAGCCTGTTCATCAACCCGGCGCCGTGCTGCGGGCATAAGGACTGCTTTTCGATCTTTTCGCTGAACAAGGACGCTGCGCAGGATGCGTACAAGTGCCATTCGTGCGGGGCGAAGGGCGATGTGTTCACGGTGGCGACCGAGATCCAGGGTTTGAAGATGGGCGAGGCGCTGCGGGCGGTGGCGGCGTTTGCGGGGGTGGATCTGCCGGACCGCGAGCGGCCGGGGGCGAGTGCGCCGGCGCGGGAGAAGACGCGGGCGGAGTACATCGCGGAGCGCTGCATTGCCGATCGGAACCGGGCGGTGGAGTACCTGGTGAGCGTGCGCAAGATCGATGCGGAGGTGGCGCAGAAGGCGGCGCTGGCGGGGGCGGTGGGCTGGAACGATTACCGCAGCCAGAAGGTGGCGCCCGGCGAGCGGGGCCACGGCGGGCCGGCACTGGCGACGATCGTCCGGAGCCTGAACCCGGGGCACATCATGGCCGTGGACCTGCGCTTCGAGGATCCGGCGCTGAACGGTGGCATCAAGACGCAGACGCAGGGCGAGAAGGAAGGCTACGGGTGGACGAGCGACATCCGGCGCCTGCACCAGGCGCAGACGGTTTACTTCTGCGAGAGCGCGATCAATGCGCTGAGCATCGAGAGCGCAAACCTGCCGGGGAAGGTGGCGGCGTTCGCGATCCGGGGCACGGGTAACGCGGGGAACATTCCGCTGGGCTGGATGCGGGGGAAGGCGGCGGTGATCGTGCCGGACAACGATGCGCCGGGGAACGATGGGTACTGCGCGGGGCTGAAGGCGGCGTGGGTGCTGCACGAGCGGCTGACGGGGCTGGATGTGGCGTGCCAGTTCGTGGACATGGCCGATTGGGGCGAGCCCGACGAGATCAACGATGTGAACGATTTGCTGAAGGCCGAGGGGCCTGAGGCGCTGAAGCGGGCGCTGTGGAAGCTGGAGCCGTGGTTGATCGCGGGGATGGCGGGCGACGGCGGCCGGGAAGACCTGTTCAGCCGCAAGCAGCAGGGCCGGCGGCGGGTGTATCTGCCCTTCCACCACGATTCGATGTACTGGCGCTTCCGGGTGCGGCCCGACTTCACGAGCTACGTGAGCGAGATCAAGAAGGACCAGGACGACCCGGACGGGGCGCCGAAGATGGACGTGAAGGAGCTGGCGGGCTTTCGGGTGGCGGCGATCAGCCGGGTGCAGATCCAGAGCGCGACGGCGACGATGACCGGGGACGAGGAGACGATGCCGTCGACGCGGTTCAGCGTGAGCGTGCAGACGACGCGCCATGGGGCGACGTTGCTGCGCAAGACGGTCGACGACGAGAAGCTGCACAACATCGACCTGTGGAAGCGCTTCGGGCCGGTGTGGGACCAGAGCAAGTTCCTGCGGATGGTGAACATCCTGGAGAACGCGGCGGACATCGGGGCGCGCAAGGCGGCGAACTTCGTGGGGCTGTGCTGGAAGGAGGGGCGCCTGCAGGTGAACGAGGGGCCGGACTGCTACTTCCAGGAGCCGGAGAAGCAGTGCCCGTACCACAACCTGACCTTTCCGACCGGCACGCCGGACGAGGGCCGCAAGGTGATCGAGGCCTTCCAGAAGACCTTCGGCGCGAACGCGGCGGCGCAGTTGCTGGTGTGGGCGCTGGGGGGGCACCTGAAGACGATCATCGGCTTCTGGCCGCACATGGTGTTGCAGGCCGACAAGGGCGCCGGCAAGTCGACGCTGATCAAGCGGCTGGAACGGGCCATCGCCTTCACTATGTTGTCGGGGCAGTCGACGCAGTCGGACTTTCGCCTGCTGACGTCGGTGAGCCACACGGGGCACCCGGTGGGCTGGGAGGAGATCAGCGCGCGCAAGCAGCAGGTGATCGACGCGGCGGTGGCGCTGCTGCAGGAGAGCTACCAGTACACGGTGACGCGCCGCGGCAGCGAGATGACGGAGTACATGCTGTGCGCGCCGGTGCTGCTGGCCGGCGAGGATGTGCCGGTGGTGAGCCTGACCGGCAAGATCGTGCGCGCGAGCCTGCGCGTGAAGGGGGAGTTGATCCCCGATGACCTGCCGCGCTTCCCGGTGCGGGCCTGGCTGCAGTGGCTGGCCGAGGCGGACGTGCGCCACATCCGCAAGATGTACGAGAACACGCGCGAGCGCCTGATGCGCGGCAGCCGCGCGAGCGGGGCCGACAACGGCGCGGTGCGCATGGTGGGCAACTACGCTGCGGTGGCGCTGGCCTGGGGCCTGCTGACGGAGTTCTGCGGGATGAGCTGGCAGGCCGGCGACTTCCTGGGCGACCTGCAGCGCGAGATGAACGACCACATCGGCCAGACGAGCGCCGACCGCCATCCGTGGGTGTGGATCATGGAGCGCTTCGCCGGCGAGCTCGCCGCGGGGCGCTACAACGGGCCGTACTGCTTCGACACGGTGCCGACCGACGAGGGCGGCGAGGAGGCGGTGATCTGCCTGCGCACCAGCGACGTGATGCACCACATGCAGACGACGAGCGCGCTGCGGGATTTCTGGAATTCGCTGCCGGTGAAGAGCGATCGCGTGTTCAAGAAGCAGATGGAACACGCGGGCGTGATCGTCGGCGAGGTGGAGCGGACGATCGGCAACACGATGGTCCGGAGAAGGTACTCACGGCTTGCGGCCGTGAGTCTGGCGAAGCTGGAAGGCTTCGGGGTACTGCTGCATCGGCAGGTTGAGAGTGAGGGGTGAGGAGAGAGGGATGGAACGACCGAAATGGAATACGGCGCCGATTCGTTGTGGGCGCACGAAGTGCAAGTGGCGGGGGTTCGAGGGCGAACTCGACGAACAGAAGGAAGGCGCTTGGACGCGCCGCGTTTGCCCGGAGTGCGGGTGCAACGAGTACATGTTCATGACGCCGGGCGAGATCAAGGCGTGGGAGCGTAAGAAAGCAAGAAGCCCGGAAGCGCAGGTCGAGATCTGGAACGCCAGCGTGGAAGTCGGCGACTGGGTGGAGTACCGAGAGGTTCTTGGCGAAGGTGAAGCGAGCCTATTCCGCACCCGCTCCGTCGCGCAGGTGCTCAGCGGTCACAGGGCAGTGGTTTGGCTTGAAGGGAAGAGCGGATGTGTCTGTTTGGAGCACTGCAGCAAAGCGCCCCCTGATCAAGCCGGAGCGGCGAAGGAGGTGGCAGGGCGCGATTTACAGCGAAAGTCGGCGGGTGAGGGAAATGAAGTGGAATGAGTTTGGCGTTGAGGTGACTGTCGAGGTTGATGAGGCGCGCGGAGCGTGGGACTGGTGCGTAGCCGCGTGGCGCCTCTACTGCTCGGGGGTCGCGGTCAGTGTTGCCCTCATGGTGACGGTTGGCACGGACGCCGATTTTGTGCGGCCTGTCTTCGAGGCGAGTGCGTTTATTGGCGTGGTCTGCATCGCGGTGGGCTTGCTGCTCAAGTGGGGAGTGTTGCAGTTGGCGCGGAAACGCGGGTGAGGAGAGAGGCGATGGAACGACCGGAATGGAACACGGCGCCTATTCGTTGTGGGCGCACCAAGTGCAAGTGGCGGGGGTTCGAGGGCGAACTCAACAGACAGAAGGAAGGCGCTTGGACGCTCTACGTTTGCCCGGAGTGTGGGTGCGACGTTTACATGTTCATGACGTCGGGCGAGATCAAGGCGTGGGAGCGGAAGAAAGCGAAGGAGGTGACGCTATGACCTACGAATTGACCGAGGCATCGTTCCTGCGGGACGTCGCCACGCACGATATGCATCTGTTGCGCGATGACGGCGTGTACCGGCATGTGCGGTTCAAGCGGCCCGGCACGGTTTGCATGCACTTCGACCTGATCACATGGCCCGGGTATCTGTGCTACTGCGGCGACATGGGCACGTTCGTGTTCTACAGGCTGAACGACATGTTCGAGTTCTTCCGCACCGATCGGGAGTACGCCCGGCACCGCGGCGACCGGCGGCTGTTCGTGAACCACGGCTACTGGTCCGAGAAGCTGGTTGCGGTGGATGGCCAGCGGCGCGGCGGCAGCGCGATGGAATACAGCGCGGCAAAGCTGCGGGCCTACGTGAATGAGACGCGGCTGGAGTGGATCCGCGATGCGCGGCGATCGGGTCGGCTCTCACAGGAGGAACGACGGCATCTGTGGGAGGAGGTCGATCACGAGGTGCTGAGCCGCATCGATGATGACGGCGAAGAGGCGACCTACATCGCGATGCGTGACTTCAGGTGGATCCCAAAACGCGGCTACTGCGCACCGGAGTACGAGTTCAGGGATTTCTGGGAGATCGAGTTCAAGGAGTACACGCACAGGTTCCAATGGTGCTGCTTCGCGCTGGCCTGGGGCATCGAGCAATACGACAGAACGAAGGAGGCGGCACTTTGATCGCGATGACCACGAGATGCCTTACCAAGGACGAGGCCGTTCGTGCTGCGGAGGACGCTGCCGCGCTGCTGCCCGGCGAGGGGCGCGCCTTGGCCCCCAGCGCGCCCGCTGTTCGCCTTTCCATAGGCGCTGATGGGTTCTGGTATCTCGACGTTCGCCGCACGGCCGCCGGGGCGTTCCGCAGCGATTCGCGCCACGCAAGCATCGACGAGGCGCTCGAGCGGGTGAAGGCGCTGGCAGAGCGCGATTTACAGCGAAAGTCGGCGGGTCGTGCGGGTTGAGGCACGAGTTAGGCGCTACGGCGCGAGAGGAGAGCGGTGATGACGAAGACACTGAAGTACGAGATCAACGAAGGGCGGCGCCCTGGGCTGTCGGCGATCCTGGACAAGATCCGTGAGGCGAACCCACGGCTGAGCTACGACGCAGCCTTGGCGCAGGCGAAGAACGAGTGGCATCGGCAGCACGATGCTTCTCCCGGCACATCCACAACCTCGCAGGGCGAAGCCCTGCCCGATCAACCCTGACCGCGGGGCGCTCGCCTTCGGGCGGGCTCCCCGCACCCCTCGCGAGTGTCAACCGGCGGCCACGACGGCCATGAAGAGGGGGCCGATCCACCCGACGCGCGCTGCTGACTGATGGAAGCGCCCGTTTCCACCTCGCCTTCGGGCGGGGTTTTTTTGGGGTTTGTGCCGTTTCCGGCAAAAGGTTGTCGGGTAATCCCCGGCTGACTGATGGATGACCCCTTTAACCTGTGCTAAGTCATTGATTTTTGAGAACCATGCTTCCATCAATTGCCTTCATTTTTCCACCAGTTGCCGCGCCGCTTCCACCAGTTGTGGATAACTTTCCATCAGTCTGTTTTTCGGCTCCACCGGTCTTATTCCTCTCTCTTCCTTTGTTTACAAGGAAGAGAGAGAGAAAAGGGCTTCCATCAGTCGGCGCTTATTTCCATCAGTTGCATTTGGCATCTAAAAACCATTCCACCAGTGCGGTTATTTCGAAAAGGCTGAGTGGTGGATGCAAAATGCTGCAATTTCAACGGTTTAGCCTTGAAGCGGGGGCGCTTCCATCATCCACCAGAGAAATGCCCCTGCCTTTTTGTGAACGGCATTAGGAGACCCTAATGAACTGGCAGTTCTTGACCATCTGGGATCTGACGCCTGAAGAGCGCAATCCGCTGTACGCGGCCTGGCTTTCGTGGGCGGTCGATCTGCTGAGATCCGAAGGCGCGATGGAGCGCGAGCAATTCGGGGAGCCTTGCTTGATCGCAAACCTAGGTGAAGCGGTGCGCGTGTGCGCTTGCGCTGAGGGCGCACCGAACCTGAACGGGAAGGTAGATTTGCCGCGGCTTTTCTGGGAGCTGGTGAGAATCGGGGTGGTATTCCCCGATCGAATCACGCTGCCCGGACATGGGCGAATGCTATTCACCGCGTTCAGGTTGAATGCGATCGAGGCCTTCTGCAGGGAAAACGGAGAGACAACATGACGTCGAGCATCGAGCAGCACATCGCCGAGTTCCTGGAGTGGAAGCAGATCAACCGCGGACGCGCGCCGCGCACGGTGCAGGTGTATGGCCTGGCGCTGGCTCGCCTCGGGCAGTTCCTGGCCGGGCAGGATCACCTGATTGCGACGCATGACCAGCTCGTGCTGTTCACCGGGAAATGGCTGTACGACCGCGGGTTGCGCGATCCGCTGAGCCGCAAGACGCACGTGTCGGCGGTGCGCGAGTTCTACAAGTGGCTGGCCGGGCGCGGCCTGGTGCGGGGGAATCCGGCGGAGCACGTCGCGCATCCGCGCGTGGGGCGGCGGCTGCCTCGCGTGATGACGCTGGGCCATGCCGAGCAGTTGATGTGGGCGCCGGACTACTCGACCTTCGAGGGCGTGCGTGATGCGGCGATGATCGCGCTGCTGATGGGGTGCGGGCTGCGGGTGTCGGGCCTGACGGGGCTGAACGAGTCGAATGTTCAGCCCGCGGTGGTGGATGGCGAGCAGCGCCTGACGCTGCGCACGATCGAGAAGGGCGGGAAAGAGCGGCAGATCCCGATCCCGACACAGGCCGATCTGCTGCTGAGGGTGTATCTGCAGCACCCTGCGCTGGCCGAGATCGATCGAACCCTGCCGAGCGGCGACAAGGTGCTGTTCGTGTCGACGAAGAATCGCAGCGTGCCGGCGCATGAGTACCACGGCGAATCTCGGCGCCTGCGCAGGAAGGGCGTGCTGCGGATGATCCAGACCTACGGCCGGCGCATCGGGCTGCCGCCGGAGATCGCGCACCCGCACGCGCTGCGTCACATGTTCGGCACCGAGCTCGCCGAAGAAGACGTGCCGACGATCACGGCCGCGAACCTGATGGGCCACACCGACCCGAAGAACACGGCGATCTATCAGCACCTGGCGATGCGCAAGCTCACGCGCACGCTCGACAAGGCAAACCCGCTGGCGAAGATGAAGACGCCAGTATCCGACCTGCTTTCCTCGATCAAGAAGGGGTAATCGGCATGGCTTCACAGGGCATCCAGGCGGGCGCTTCCGTCGCGACTGAGGGGCGCAATGCGCAGTCGGCGGCTGCCGCTAAGCGGGAAAGGTGGGCGCGGGTTGGCGGTCTTGCACCCTCTCAATATGTAAGCAAAACCGCGCTATGCCTGTTACGTCGATGCGGGGCGCGGTGCGGGTGCTTGTTCGCCGTCCTACAGAATGCGAACTTGGTGTGCGGCGGCGCCTGGCTTTGCGGGGTGCGGTCGTGACTGAAAAGCGAACTCGGCGTGACGAAATTGCACAGGGCGATCTGTTCGGCGGGGCTGGCGAGCTCGATCGGCAGGGCGCGCAGGGGGTGGGGGCTCGGCAGGCGGGCGGGTGCGCGGCCGGCGGGGGGGGTGAGTACCTGGGAATGTGCGGCGCGCAGAACTTTTGCCCTTCGGATGATCCGCGATTCGAGGATTTGCGGCGGATGGGGCTTCCGCGGGCGTGGCTGGTGGTCGCGGAGACGGTGGGGTTCGATGCGTGGCTCGAGGTGTGGCGGCGGATCTCGGCGGATGAAAGCCTGTTGCACGATGGAGGGCAGCGGATGCCGAAGCTGCGCAGCTACGAGGCGTATCTGCGGTATCAGCGGAACCGCTACATCGAGGCGCTCGCGGGGCGGGGGATGAGCGTTGCGCAGGTGGCGCGCGCGGTGGCGCGGAACCTGCGTGAGCCGCTCGACGAGAAGCACGTAGCGAAGATCATGCGGCGGCGCTAGGCTGGCCGCGAGAGAGAGGAGGAAGCATGGGCGGATTGGCGAGCGGCGCGCGCGAGCGGCGCGCCGTGGTGTATGTACGGGTGAGCACCGCGCGGCAGGCCGAAGACGGCCTGCCGATCGAAAGCCAGGTGGAGCAGTGCCAGGCGAAGGCGCACGCGCTCGGCGCGCGCGTGCTGCGGGTGTTTCGGGACGAGGGGCTGTCGGGCCGCACGACGCGGCGGCCTGCGTTCGTCGAGGCGATGGAGTTCTGCGAGCAGACCCGCGTCGACCTGTTCATCTGCTGGAGCACGAGCCGGTTCGCGCGGAACCGGCTGGATGCGGCCCTGCACAAGCGGACGCTTGAACGCCTGGGCACGAAGCTGGTGTATGTGTCGCAGGACTTCGGCGACGCGGACGATGCGTGGCTGACCGAGGCGATCATCGAGGTGATCGACGAGCAGTATTCGCGCACGATCGCGAAGGACACCCGGCGCAGCATGCGCAAGAACGCCGAGGACGGGTACTGGAACGGCGGGAAGGTGCCGTTCGGGTTCGAGACGGTGGCGGCCGGGAAGCGGCGCAAGCTGGCGGTGCGCGAGACCGAAGCGGTGATCGTGCGGACGATGTTCCGGTGGTGCCTGGACGGCGTTGGGGCGAAGGAGGTGGCGACGCGGCTGAATGCGGCCGGGCTGCTGCGCCGCGGGTCGGTCTGGAGCAAGAACACGGTGGCGAACGTGCTGGGGAACCCGGCGATGAAGGGGTGCGTGGCCTGGACGGATCGCGGGGAGGCGATCGTGAGGCCTTCGCACGAGGCGGTGATCTGCGCGGAGGAGTTCGACCGCGCGCAGATGCTGATCGGCCAGCGCGCGCCGCGGAATGCGGGCGGCACGCCGAAGAGCGAGGCGGTGTTCTCGGGGATCCTGCGCTGCGGGCACTGCGGCGAGGCGATGATGACCGAGAGCGCGACCGGCCGCGGCGGGGTGCGGTATCGGTACTACAACTGCAGGTCGTACCTGCACGGAATCGGGTGCGAGAGCCGGCGCGTGGCGGTGGAGGCGGTCGATGCCGCGCTCGTGGATGCGGTGTGCGATCGCATCTTCACGCCGGAAACGCTGCGCGGCCTGGTGGTCGAGCTGCGGCAGCAGTCGAGCGAGTTCGAGCGGTTTCGGCAGGAGCGGATCGATGCGATCGCGGTCGAGCTCGGCGACGTCGAGCGGCGGCTGCGCAGGCTGTACGAGTCGATCGAGGCCGATGCCGGGCTGGAGCTCGGCGACGTGGCGCCGCGGTTGCGCGAGCTGCGCGCGCGGCAGGATGCGCTGAAGCGCGCCGGCGCCGCGGTGGAGGCCGAGATGGGCCCCGAGGTGAGCCTGGGCGAGGATGAGGTGTGGCAGGCGGCGGAGATGATGCGCGAGGTGGTGCGCTCGTGCGACGACGCGGCGAAGCTGCGCCAGGTGATGAGTGCGATCGTGAAAAGGGCCAGCATCCGGGGCCGCGAAGTTGCGGTGGATTACTGGCCCGAGAGCATCGTGAATGCGCTTGGCGGTTCACAGTGCCCGGTAACATGGCTCCCCGGTGTTGCCACGGGGAGAACCAAGCGGATGGTGGTGCAGGTGGAGGGGTTGAGGTTGCGGGCGTGAGGCTAGAGGCAGCTGGCCTCGCCGAGCTTGGTCCACTTGTTGGTGCGGACGAGCTTGGCGATGTCGATGATCTGGACGCGGATGGCCTTGCCTTTGAAGCCGTACTGGGAGAGGACTTCGCAGGCGTAGAGGGCGAAGCCGTCGCGGGGGGTGCCGTTGTCGAGCATGCCGAGCTTGATCATGGTCGGCGAGGTCCAGATTGCGTCCTTGACTCCGGACTCGTTGTGCGTGAAGTGCTTAAGTGCCCGGTGGTGGGCTTCGGTGAGGGCGTCGGCGCTTGCGGGGGCTGCGATGGACAGGGCGGATGCTGCGGCGATGAACAGTAGGGCGGCGCGGTTCATGGGTGGTCTCCGGGGGTGGCTTGTGGGCGCATGATCGCCGGGTGAGGTGGTGCGCGCAACGTGGATGGGAGGGCTTCGGCCTTCCCTTTTTTTGCACCTGGTTCCGGCGCAGGGTGGCGGCATCGGTGGGGGTGCGAGATGGCTGACGAAGTGGTGCGGGGGCGGGTCGAGGCGGATGTGTCCGGCTACAAGCGGGGCATGGAAGAGGCTGCGCGGGCGACGGATGGGTTTCGGCGCGAGGCGGAGGCGGCGGCGAAGGGCGGGGCGGATCGGCTGCGCGCGGGGATGGATGCGGCGACCTCGGCGACGGAGCGGTTTCGGCGCCAGGCGGAGGAGGCTGCACAGGGCGGTGTGCGGCGGCTTGGCTCGGGGGTGGTGGAGCTTGCGGTCGCGACGGCTGCGCTTGCCGGCGTGGCCTCGTTGGGGGCGTTGACGGGTCGCCTGGTGAGCGTGCAGCGCCAGTTCGACGTGCTGAACTCTTCGTTGGTCACGGTGACGGGGGGCAGCGAGGAGGCTGAACGGGCTTTCGCGTGGATCAAGGAGTTTGCCGCGACGACGCCGTACGCGCTGGCGGAGGTGACCGAGGCGTTCGTGCGCATGAAGGCGCTGGGGCTGGATGCTTCGCGCGAGGCGCTGGTGAGCTACGGCAACACGGCGTCGGCGATGGGCAAGAGCCTGAACCAGATGATCGAGGCGGTGGCCGATGCGTCCACCGGCGAGTTCGAGCGGTTGAAGGAGTTCGGGATTCGCGCGCGGCAGGAGCGCGACCAGGTGACGCTGACGTTTCGTGGGGTGGAAACGACGGTGCGCAACTCTTCGGAGGAGATCGTCCGGTATCTGCGCAGGATCGGAGAAGAAGATTTCGGCGGGGCGATGGCGGAGCGGGCGAAGACGCTCGATGGGGCGCTGTCGAACCTGGGGGATACGTGGGACGAGCTGTTCCGTACGGTGAACGCGGCGGGCGTCGGGCAGGTGATCTACGACAGCGTGGCGCTGGCGACGCAGGGCGTGCAGAACCTGATCAACAACGTGAATGCGTTGCGGAGCTACTGGCAGCAGACCGAGCAGCAGCAGGTGGATGGCCTGGTGGCGGAGCGGCAGCGTTGGGAGGGGTCGCTTTCGCGGGCGAAGCCGGGGAGCTTCCAGGCGATCAAGGCGAAGGAGGCGATCGAGGAGATCAACGGCGAGATCCGGAAGCTGCAGGAGTCGTTCGAGCGGCAGGCGCAGGTGGCGAGCGTGGCGGCCGTGAAGACGGAGCAGGCGGTGAAGCCGGTTGCGGCGGCGATCGGGAAGACCGGGGCGGTGGCGAAGGAGGCCGGGGATGCGATCGAGCGGCTGTTGCTCGAGCTCGATGCGGACGCGGTGGCCGAGGCCGCGCGCGCGGTGGACGCGTATCACCGGGCGTGGGCGCAGCACCTGAACGGGCTGGACGAGCAGCGGCGGGGGCTGGAGGAGCAGGTCGAGCTGTACGGGCTGACCGAGGCGCAGATTGCGGCGGTGACGTTGCGGCGGGCGGAAGAGACGCTCGAGGTGGCGCGCGCGAACGGGGTGGCGGCGGATTACCTGGCGGCGCTGGAGCGCGAGGTGGCGCTGCGGCGGGAGATCGCAGGGGCGGCGGGGACGCTGGAGGCGAAGCGGGCGAACGCGGAGGCGGCGCAGACGGCGGCGCGGGAGTGGGAGCGTACTGCGCAGGAAATCGAGGGGGCGATCTACGACGCGATCGTGGGCGGCGGGCAGGATGCGGGGGAGGTGCTGGAGCGGACCTTCAAGGCGCTGGTGCTGCGGCCGATCATCCAGCCGATCGCGCAGGCGGCGGCGGGGGTGGTGCAGGGGGCGCTGGGGTTCGGTCAGTCGGGGGCGAGCGGCGGGTCTGGCGGCCTGGGGGGGTTCGGATTGCCTCCGGGGGTCGGCGGGAACCTGTTGGGCAGCGGCGCGCTGTGGGCTGGTGGCGCCCTGGGTGCGGGAACGACGCTCGGCGGTTTCATGACGGGGTTCGGTACTGCGCTGACGAGCGGGGCGGGGACGCTGGGTTCGATGTCGGCGGGGGCCTCGTTGATGGGCACGGCCGGCGGCGGGGCGACGGGCGCGGGGATGATGTTGGGCGCGGCGATGCCGTGGATTGCGGGCGGGCTGGCGCTGGCGAATGTGCTGGGGGTGTTCGACAAGAAGCCGAGCGACAAGACGTCGTGGGGTACGGTCGATGCGCGGACGGGTGCGCTGTCGGTGGGGTCGATGACCGGGAAGAAGGATCCGGGGCAGGAGCAGCGCTACGCGACGGCGCAGGTGCTGGGCTTGCTGGGTGGCTTCGCCGCGGACGTGGGGTTGTCGGGCCTGGGGGTGTCGATCGGCGGGCGCGACGGGGTGCGCATGTCCGTGTCCGGCGGGTTCCGTTCGCCGACGGGGGGGCTGAACAAGTTCGGCGGGTTCCGTTCGCTGACGGGGGGGCTGAACAAGTTCGGCGGGTTCCGTTCGCCGACGGGGAGGCTGAACAAGTTCGGCGAGGTGACGTACGGCGGGGCGGGCGACGTGGAGGGCGCGTTGCGGCGGATGCTCGACGACATTGTCGACGAGGGCACGCTGCCGCAGAAGACGATCGACGCCTGGAGGCAGATGCGCACCGATGCGGCCGGCGCGGCGCGCGACGCGCAGGAACAGGTGGATGTGCTGGACCTGCTGACGCGGGGCATCAACCAGGCGGAGATCGAGCGGGCGAACACGATGCAGCAGGCCGGCGAGACGCTGGCGGCGGCGTATGCGCGGATGGTGTGGGTGGAGAACAGCATTCGGGCGGCGATCTCGCAGACCTTCGACACGCCGGCGGAGCAGCTTGCCGCGGCTTTCGAGGCGATGAACACGGCGATTCCGCAGACGCTGGAGCAGTACGAGGCGCTGGTGCGGGCGCAGGATCTGACGACGGAGGCGGGGCGGAACCAGGCGGTGGCACTGCTGAACGCGAAGGGGGCGTGGGATGTGGTGCAGCGCGAGCAGGAGGCGGCAGCGGAGGCCGCGCGGCGCGCTGCGGAGGAGGCGCGGCGGGCCTGGGAGGCGTTGCAGAACGATCTGTCGGCGTTCCGGGTGGAGCTGACGGCGGGGGCGCTGGCCGGGTTGAGCCCGGAGGCGGCGTATGCGGCGGCGCAGACGCAGTTTGCCGATACGTCGCGGTTGGCGGGGCTGGGGAATCAGGATGCGCTGGCGGGGCTGGCGGAGGCGGGGCGGGCGCTGCTGGCGGCGAGCGAGGCCTACAACGCGCGCACCGGGGCGTACTTTGCCGATCGGGACCGGGTGTTGTCGGCGGTGGATGCGGGGGTGGCGCTGACGGGGCGGAAGATCGAGGGCTTTGCGAACGGAACTTCTTACTTCGGCGGTGGGTTGCGGATCGTGGGCGAGCGCGGCCCCGAGCTCGAGGCGACCGGGCCGGCGCGGATCTGGAACGCGCAGCAGACGCAGGCGATGCTGGGCGGCGGCGGCGAGGCGGTGCGCGAGCTGCAGGCGGTGGTGCGGGTGTTGTCGACGGGCTTGTCGAGCATCGACCGGCGGCTGGCGAACCTGGAGCGCCACGGCGAGGAGCAGGCGCGGGCGGCGCGGCTGGCGGCGGATCGGCGCCCGGGTGATCGGTGGGCGGCATGATCGACGAGCGGATCTATCTGGTAGAGGCGGTGGCGGCGGTGGATGCGGCGGGCACGCTGGCGACGCTGCGGTGGACGACGGCGAGCCTGGGGTATGCGACCCGGCCGGTGGATAGTCCGGCGAACGCGGTGTACGACCCGTGCGTGAAGCAGGTGGGGTACATCGAGCGCGCGGTTTCGGTGGGGGGGAGCCGGACGGGTTACGGGGAGCTGACCCTGGCGACGGATGGGCACCTCGACGGGTTGCTGGAGTACGGCTTCGACGGGCAGGCGGTGACGATCCGGAGCGGGCCGCCGATGGGGGCGTACCCGGCGGATTACCCGGTGAAGCTGCGCGCGATGGCGGAGCAGCCGGAGTTCGCCGGGCTGGCGTTGCGGTTGCGGCTGCGCGATCGGCTGGCGGAGCTGGAGCGGCCGTTGCAGACGGCGCGGTATGGCGGCACGAACGCGCTGCCGGCGGGGACGGATGGCACCGCGGATGACCTGAAGGGGCAGGCGAAGCCGCGCGTCTATGGGGTGGTGAAGAACGCGGCGGCGGTACTGGTGAATACGGCGCGGCTGATCTACCAGGTGCACGACGGGGCGCTGCATGCGGTGGATGCGGTGTATGACCGGGGGGCGGCGCTGACGGCCGGCACGGCCTACACGAGCGAGGCGGACATGCAGGCGAACGCGCCGAGCGCGGGGCAGTACCGGGTGTGGCTGGCGGGCGGGATGCTGCGGCTGGGGAGCTTGCCGAGCGGGCAGGTGACGGTGGATGCGACCGAGGGGGCGAGCGCGGCGGCGCGCTATGCGGGGGCGTTGCTGAGCCGGGTTGCGCAGCAGATGGGGCTGAGCAGCGGGGAGGTGAGCGCGGCGGACGTGGCGGCGCTGGATGCGGCGGCGGCCTACGAGCTGGGCGCCGTGGTGCAGGACGATGAGACCGCGTTGGCGGTGATGAACCGGATTGCGGAGTCGGTGGGGGCGTGGTTCGGGTTTGATCGCCTGGGGGTGCTGCGCATGGGGCGGCTGGTGGCGCCGAGCGGCTCGCCGGCGGCGGAGCTGACGGAGATTTCGATCACCGGGCTGGAGCGGGTTGCGCAGGATGCGCTGCCTTCGTGGCGGGTGGTGCTGGGGTGGGGGCGCAACGAGACGGTGCAGGCGGGCGACCTGGCGGGCAGCGTGACGGCGGCGCGGCGGGCGTGGCTGGCCGAGGCCGTGCGCACGACGGCGGCCGAGGATGCTGCGGTGAAGAACCGCTACAAGCTGGCCGGCGAGCTGCGGCGCGACACGCTGCTGGTGACGCAGGCGAACGCCGACGCGGAGGCCGCGCGCGTGCTGGCGTTGTACAAGGTGCGCCGCGACACGTTCAAGGTGCGGGCGCGGCTCTCCGCGGAGGAGGTGGAGGGGATCGACCTGGGGCAGGTGGTGCGGCTGACGTGGCACCGCTACGGGTTGGCCGCCGGGCGGCTCTTCGTGGTGACGGGGCTGCGGCAGGATTTCGAGCGCGATGCGGTGGAGGTGACGTTGTGGGGGTGAGCGAGACATGGCGAATCTGCTGATCGGCTGGCCGAACCGGATCGATGAGGCGACGGTTTCGGGGGGGAGCTGGCAGGCGGCGATGCCGCTGGCGAACGTGAAGAACCGGGTGCTGGGGATCCGGGCGAGGAGCACCGACGATGCGACCTCGAGCACGAAGCTGACGATCAACCTGGGGCGGCTGCGGCCGATCCGTGGGCTGGCGCTGGCGAACCACACGCTGAGCTCGCCGGCGAAGGTGCGGGTGGTGGCGACGGTGGGCGATCCGGCGGGGACGCCGGGGGCGACGCTGTACGACTCGGGCTGGCTGCCAGCGTGGGATTACGGCCTGGGGGCGTGGAATGCGGCGAACTTCGACTGGGCGGATGAGCGGTTCTGGTCTGGGGGGTTCTTGCCGGAGGAGATCGAGGGCTATCGGGCGACCTGGGTGCATGCGCTGCAGAACGCGGTGATGGCGCAGTGGTGGCAGGTGCAGATGGATGACACGGCAAACGCGGCGGGCTATGTGGAGGTGGGCCGGGTGTTCATCGGGGAGGCCTGGGAGCCGGAGTACAACGCGAGCTATGGGGCGGCGGTGGGCTATGAGAGCCGGACGGAGGTGGAGGAGGCGCGCAGCGGGGCGGAATACTTCGATCGGCGGTCGGCGTTTCGGGTGTGGCGGGGGTCGCTGGACTGGCTGAGCACGGACGAGGCGATGACGCGGGCGATGGAGCTTGACCGGCGCATGGATGTGAGCGGGGAGGTGCTGTTCGTGCTGGATCGGGATGATCGGCGGAACATGCTGCGTACGAGTTTTCTGGGGCGGCTGCGGCGCTTGAGCGCGCTGGAGCATCCGTATCTGGACACGCACCGCAAGGCGGTGGAGATCAAGGAGCTTCTGTAATGGCATCGGTGACGTTTTCGGCCTCGGTGGGGGGCGATGGGAGCACGGTGACGGACGACGGCAATCCGTCGACCGGGCTGGATGCGGGGGGGCATCGGACGCGGTTCGTGCCCTGCCTGGCGCAGACGGTGGCGGTGGCGGCGTACACGGTGGGGCGCGCGACC